TGGTCGCAGTGGCGGTCGGGGTCGCGGTCGGGGTCGCGGTCGTGGTCGGGGTCGGGGTCGCAGTCGCGGTCGCGGTCAACGGAGGCAGGAGCATGATGATACTGAAGCACACGGATAGTCTGAACATCGACTGGGCCCTGAGCCACGGGGGCCTCGTCATTCCGAAGAAGCACAAGCGGCCGACCGGGCTCGACGTGTTCGCCGGCTGCGGCGGGTTCTCGCTGGGCGTCATCGAGGCGGGGTTCGAGGTCCTGGCCGGTATCGACAACGAGCCGGTCGCGGCCGCCACCTACGCCCACAATCTGTGCAGCCACCCGATGCGGTTCCACTTCGTCGGGGAGGAGGACAAGGAGGCCATGGAGACCGAGCTGCAGCATTTGATCAAACACACGGCGCGGAAGAACAACGGGATCGCGGTTCTGCACACCTCCGGCTGCGGCTGGATCAGCCACCACCCCGAACACCCGCCGGTCCGCCGTTTCATCCTCGGCGATGTCCGTAAACTATCGGGCAGGCAGATCATGGACTGGCTGGAGGTAGACTCGATCGACTTCGTCTTCGGCTCCCCGCCGTGCCAGGGGTTCTCATTCATGGGCAAGCGGAACGTCGCGGACCCGCGGAACAACCTGACGTTCGAGTTCGCCCGGCTGATCGTCGAGATCCAGCCGAAGACCATCTGCATGGAGAACGTCCCAGGAATAATGTCGATGGTCACCCCCGAGGGGCTCCCGGTCCTCGACACTTTCTGCCGGATACTTGAGGAGGGCGACTTCGGCACCTACGAGACCATCAAGAAGTCGATCTTGATCGGTGCCGGCGTGGGCGGTGCCCTGAGGGGTCATCCCAGGTCTAAAGCGTCGGGTTGGAAACGCTCGAGGAGGGGTAAGCCATCAACCAGACAACAGGAGATCAAATTATGAGTACGACGCAACAGATGACAACGGTCGACCAGGCCATCGTCAAGGTCGGCCGCCGGTTCTCGCGGATCCGGGCGGTCGCCGACTTGACCTTCGCCCAGGAAAAGCTGCACGTCCTGGCGCTGATCAAGCGGGACCGTTCCCTGCGGGAGGCCCGCCCGGATACGATCCATGATGCCATGCTGCAGGCGGCCTCGATGGGCCTCAGCTATAACCCGACCCTCGGTCACTGTTACATGATCGGGCGCCGCGCGCGCAAGCGCCAGCAGGGAGAACCGGATCAGGAGTACAAGAAAAGCGTCGCGATCATCGCCTATGCCTCGCCGTCATACCGCGGCCTGATTCACATCCCGGTGATGGCCGGCGCGATCCGGTTCGCCCGCGCCGAGGTCGTCTACGACACCGACCACCTCGTCTACCGAGGGCCCCACCACGATGTCGAGTACGAGTTAAAGACCACGCACACCCGGATGGTCGAGCGGAACGCCGTCGGCGTGTTCGCCATCGCCCGCATCCCCCAGGGAGACTACCTGTCCGAGTACATGCCCCGCGAGACGGTCCTGCGGATCCGTGGGATGTCGGAGCTCCCGAACTCGGCGATGTGGCACCCGGATAAACTCTGGACCGAGGGCTGGAAGAAGGCCGTCCTACGCCGGTTGTACAAGACCCTGCCGAACGCCCCGGTGACGCTGACCACCGCCATGGATGTGCTCAACGAACACGAGGGCCTCGATCCCGTCAACCTGCGGCGCCAGGAAGCGACCGGCGAACCGGCGCCCGAGGCCGTGGTCCTGGTCAACGAGGAACAGATAACCGCGCTACACGCTGTGATCACAGACGCCGGCGGAAGTGGTGACTACGCGGATAAGCAGCTGATACGTCTGGCTGCGACCTACGAGGTGAATGCGATCACCGATCTGCCAGTCAGCAAATTTACAGAAGCTCTGGAGAAAGTTCGCCGCGGCCTGGAGGGCAGGAAATGAATGAGGATACGGGTCTGCCGGATGTAGATTGGCTGTTTCTGGTCGAGGCGATCGACGAGTCCCTGGCCGCCCAGGCCGACAGGATCCTGGCCGCGTATGACGCCAACGACGATTGTGAGCTGGGTCGGGTCGTGCGGGCTCAAATCGAGATACACCGTCGGCACGTCGCGACCATCAACAACGAGGAGCCGTCCTGATGGGTGGATCATTGTCGGAACCTCCCAGGCAGGGAACGGAGGCGTGGAGGCGTCAGCGGTTGGGCCGTATTACTGGCTCCGAGATGCACCGCGTGATGGGCGGCCCGCGCGCCTGGGCGTCCTACGCCCGGCAGCTCCGCGAGGAGGCCGAGCTTCTGGCCCGCATCGAGGCCGGCGAGGAGGTCGAGCTCGGTCAGGACTTCGACGTGGCCGCCACCGCCTGGGGTCGCAGGTGGGAATCGGTCGCGCTGGCCGAGTACGCCTTCCAGGAGAACGTCGACGTGAAGCCGGCCGGGTTCACCATCCACGGCGACTACCCGTTTATCGGGTGCTCGGTGGACGGGGAGGTCTACCGGGACGCCGCCATCATCGAGGGCGTCGTCGAGGTCAAGTGCCCTTACTCCGAATCGGTACACCTCAGGATCCTGGCGTGCGGGGTGGTCCCTGATGAGCACGTCGCCCAGGTCCAGGCTGAGATCTGGGTCGTCGGCGTCGAGTGGGGTGCATTCGTCTCGTTCGACCCGCGTAGAGACCTTGATCGACGGTACTTCTGCCGCCTGCCGGACCGTGATGATGAATACATTGCCCGGATGGAGGGGCGCTGCCTTGAGTTCTGGGAGTTCGTTCAGTCCGGCCTGGACGAGCCGGGCCGTATCAAATCTGATCTTACCTCGGGAGCGATCCCGAGGCTATTTTAACCAACAGGAGGAAGCATTATGCCGGACGAACTACAACACATCATCGAGCAGGACATGGTCGCCCTGGAGGCCGGCGAGCTGTCGAATCGCCGTGCCCGCATGGACGACCTGCTCGGGCAGGCCGGCCGCGTGCAGTTGTCTGACCAGGCCAGCTACGCCAAAAGCGCCGACCTCGTGAAGATCATGACGAGTGATATCAGCATGCTCAACGAGTCCAGGCTCACGGAGACGAAGAAGCCGCGCATGTACGTCGACTGGATCAACGCCGAGTTCAAGAAGATCACCGATCCACTGGAGGCCGCCATCAAGGCCGTCAAGCGGAAACGGGTCGCCTGGGCCGACAAAGTCGAGCAAGAGCGCCTGGCGGCCGAGCGCAAGGCCAGGAAGAAGGCCGAGGACGAGGCGCTTGCTTGTGCCAAGAAGGCCGAGGACGCGCGCGTGGCTGCTGTTAAGATCGCGCAGGAGGCCCGTGACGCGGAGGAGAAGGCAAAGGCGCTGGGTAATACCTCCGTCGCGGAAATCGCCTCACAGACGGCGGCTGACGCTGAACAGGAGGCATCCGAACATGGTGCCGAGGCTGAGCGGATCCTGAACGCCGCGGCGAACGTCCCGGAGGTTGACGTCGCCGTCCGCAAGGTCCGGAGCTGCCTCGGCACCGTCTCCGGGACCAGGAAAGTCTGGAAGGTCGAGGTCCTCAACCTCCACGCGTTCATGAGGAAGGCAGAATCGTACATGTCCGAGCTCGTGTCGAACGACCCGAAGGTCAAGGAGGCCGTCAGGAAGGCGGTCCAGAAATCCGCGATCTCGAAGTTCGAAGGAAACGGCATACCCATCCCGGGCCTCAGGGTCCACCAAGTCAGCGAGGACAGCGTCCGATGAGACAGATCATATTCTTCGATTTAGAAACGACCGGGATCCCCGTGTGGGGTAAACCCTCCGAGAGCGATGGTCAGCCGCACATCGTGGAGCTCGCCGCCCTCGTGGTCGATGAGGATACCCGTACCGTTATTCAGGGCTTCAACGTCATCGTGAAGCCGGAGACTTGGGTGATCCCCCAGGAGACCACCGACATTCACGGGATCACGAACGCGCACGCCATGGACGTCGGCATCCCTGAACACCTCGTGCTCGACGTGTTCCTGGCGATGTGGAACGGTCGCCTCCGGGTCGCGCACAACACGACGTTCGACAACCGGATCATCCGTATCGCGATAAAGCGGTATTGCAGCAGGGCTACGGCCGACGCATGGAAAGAAAGCCAGTACATGTGCACCGGGCTCCTCGCTAAACCGATCATGAAGATGCCGCTCGCGGGTAAGCGTGGGGACAAGATGCCGAAACTGTCGGAAGCCTACCTGCACTTCACGGGCAAGGAGCTTGAGGGTCAGCACACAGCGATGGCAGATGTCAGGGCGTGCATGGCCATCTACTTCGCCGTCAAAGACAGAGGATGAAGCCCTGCCAACAGCTCAGGATCGGACCGAGGTGCGTGCGGTCCGCCACGCACCAGATCAAGCGTGGTCGTGGTCCCTGGCGGAATGTCTGCGAGAACTGTCTGGCGATGGTCATGAAGTGTAAGGCGCCGCAGGACCGGTTCACCACGAGGGTCCTCAGAGAGGAGGGAAAATGAAACTGACACATAGAATCAAACGCTGGTACTTGAATAATAATCTCAGATGGTGGGAGAAGTACATCCGCGGCCGGCAAAGGGAGAAGGCCGTCGCGAATCAGGCCATCGATCACGGCAGGAAGATGATCGCCGCGATGCACATACGGATCGCGCAGATCAGATAGGGGGCTGACATGTATATCAAAGCGAGAAGCAAGGTCATGGGCGGCCACACCCACATCGAGATATTCATCGGCATCGGCCGCGAGTTCACGAAGGTGAAGGCCGGCGTGATCGTGGTCAGAAATGAGGAATTCGACGAGTTTCAGTTGAAGATGTCGTTCGATGAGTGGGTGTGGGTCGAATCGGATGCTCCCTGGCATCCTGGCAACCCGAAGGCGAAACTATGAATAACTTTCAGCATTTTATGACTCCAGAGCAGGCCTATGTGTTTGATCAGAAGCACGGCGGTAACGGGTCCCTTGAGAGCTTTAAAAGAGCCGCGAACAGATCTGGATTATGTGATGTCTGCGAGACGGAACAGATCTGGCGTTATGGTGAAACAGGCATGTGCTTCTCCTGCACGACCGGCGAGGCTGATGCCTCTGATGATTATGAACTATTGCCCGGAGGTGATTGATGCGGGAGGTGGAACGATGAAGATCACGCCGATCCTGGTCAAAGCTGAGATGATCCTGGCCATTTTGGATAGGCAAAAAACTCAGACACGGCGGATCATCAACTCGCAGCCCATTGCGCTGACGAACGATGAAACGGCTGGGCCGCGCTTCACTATCACCCTGCGATGCCCCTACGGTCGTTCTGGCGATCTCCTCTGGGTACGCGAGTCCTGGGCTATCCATCATTGCGGGAATCGCGTCTCGCTCTCACCCGAGGCGTGGCCTGATGGGTGGCCCGTGAAACGGTTGCGGTACGTCGCGACGGACGCCGCACCGAGTCTCGACGAGGAGAACCCGACGTACTGGTGGAACAAACGCCAATCCATCCACATGCCCCGATGGGCCTCCCGCCTAACCCTTCGCATCACGAACGTATATGTGAAGCGGGTGCAGAATATATCAGGGGAAGATGCTGTAGCAGAGGGCTGGCCTGGCACAAGTAGTTTAGAGACACCACTACCCCCTCTTGTTTGGTTTCGTAGTCTTTGGGACTCCATCAACGCAAAGCGTGGCTTCGGGTGGGACACGAATCCCTGGGTCTGGGTCATCGAATTCGAGGTCATCAAACAGAACATAGACACCTACCTCGCCATGACGGGGAGAGGAGATTGATTATGACGTTCGACGAATGGTGGGAAAAAGAGAGCAGCGGGTTCACCGCGAAAGCCGGGGAAGATCCCGAGAAGCACGTGAAGCGCGTCGCTATCATGGCCTGGAACGCCGCGCTGTCTGTGGCGGAGCACATCATCAAAGATACACCCGCGGAGGGCTGATATGGGTATGCTGGTACTTACGAGGAGTCTGGATAAGAGCATAGAGATCACCGTCCCCGGGCTGAGGCCGATCCTGATCAAGGTGTTGCAGATCAAGGGTCATCAGGTGTCGATCAGGGTGGATGCCCCGGCGGAGGTAGTCGTGCATCGGCAGGAGGTCGCCGACAGGATCCGCGAGGAGAATAGGGGGAATCAGCCCGGCAGATGACGCGGGTCAGAGGGAATGAACATCGACTGAGTCGAGGAGAAGATCATGGAGAATCCATCGGTAATCAAGAAGTTCGTGTCGGTCGTGTCGGTGGCGACTCTGTTGCTCGCGTTGGCGATGTTCCTGCTGCTCGTATTGGATCCCGTAGTCGCCGACGGCGAGGAATATATTGAGATCGTGGAGGCGAACAAGGGATGCGGTGATCTCTCTGGGTTCCTGCTGCACGTGAGGCTCTACGAGGCGGTGTATCCTTGACGGAGCGGAGGCGATGGGTGTTGGTGGCCATCGGAGTGGCGATGGCGGTCCTGGGGGCGCTCTCGGGCGTCGACGCCTCTCCTCTGGGGGGACCGATCGACTGGTATCAGTACATCGTCGCGGTCCTGGTCATATGTGCCGGGGTCGCCGTCGTCCTGGTTGTCGTCTCGGGCCGATCACGGCAGATTAAAGCATTGAAGGCCAAAAGGGGTGGACCAGGTTACGACCTTGTCTTCACTAAGAAGCAGGCTGACTGATGACTGACCATTGCCGACACGGGATCACGGGGAGGTGCTCGCTCTGCAGGGCGGAGGGCGTGATCGAGAGGCTTCGGGCTGAAATTCAGGCCCTCAAGACAACGGGTAAAGATCACCGAATACGTAACTTCCTAACCAACAGGATATATTGGGGTCGGGTGATACGCATCATCAGCGCGATATTGATGTTGGCTATTGTGTGGTGGTTGATATGACCGAGCCCTGCGTATTCTGTGGATCAGGGGTTGAGCTTTGTTATGCTTGCATAAAATCACACAGAGACTTTTGTGCAGAAGCAACACGGGAGGATAAGGAATGAAGGCATATGATGATGACGGAACAGAATTAGTACAGTGCCGAAATTGTATAGGAGGCACATGGGAAGCTGAATGTTGTAATGGTTCAGGAGGATGTAGTTGCAGAGGTCAACCTGTAGATATGGGAACATGCAGAGTTTGTGATGGAACTGGATGGCATAGACCTGATGCGGACACCAGAGCCAATTTAAAAATGATTCAGACTCCGTATTTGGGTTCTGGACCCAGATACTATTAGATTATCTGCTCCTGGCGGAGTACAACTGCGCGTCTAACCGAGCGCGCGCCTGTTCTTTTCGCGTAGCGATTTCTCCACCGCATATTCAACGGCTCTGGCTTCTATCTCGTATGGGTTGTTCCGGTAACCGACACGCGACAGATGCCAGAAATACTTAATCCAGAACGAGAAGATTTCTCGTCTGAATTGCCTAACGTGGTGAATCTCGTGACATAGTATAGGTAGGTTCTTCTCGTCCTTGACAAATATCAGCACCGCGAACGTGAACCCACTGAAGTCCCGATACCACCATGGCCAGCGTTGTACGACGCACCACGGAGGTGGCGCGCCGGCTGCCTTCGTATAGACGTGTCTCTCTCTTGGGAGTAGTCGCCTCATCTCACTGACACTCCTCGGTTGGCGGGTCTTCCCTGAGCACCTCGCCCCGACAGTTCCACTGCCTTATCACCTCGGCCATCTCTACGGCCAGCACCGATATGTCGCCCCAGGTCGGACCGCTCAACGTGGGGACTGGGATGTGTGATGTGAGCTGCTCGTCCGGCGTCTTAGCGACGAACTGCGTCGTCCCGCACCCAACCATGCTGCCTGAGAGTGTCAACAGGAGCACGAGTACTCGTGCAGTTCGCGGGATCAATCGCCTGCCTGACGGTCCTGATCGACTTTTTGACTTTCGCATCGTGTCTCACCTTCGCTGTCTCCAGACGGCCGACGCCCCGTGCCTCGGCTATCGTCTTCTTCTGCACGGCGGTCTCCGCCTTCGCCTCGCATGAGGCGAAACCGTCATACCGCCCCTTCAGGTATAACCCACCGCCGGCGACCACGGCGCCGAGGCCTAGTATGGCGTACATCTTGAACCCGCCTACCAGTTTACCAATCATGGCTTGTCCCGGTACGCCTCGGATGCCTTGGCGGTCGCCTCTTTTATTACGTAGGTGACTATCAGCCCGAGGACCCCGGTCACCCACTCCGCGCCGGATAGCTTGTCTATCATTAACAGTCCGGTCCCGGTCAGAAACCCGAGCAGCACCAGCCTGAACGTGAGCGACTTCGCGCCGCGGTAATCAAGATTTTTCATAGTTGTGGGCTCCTTTGTTCGATCAGATCTACCAACCGCTCTCTGAATAGCTGCCACGGGAACGTCCCCGGGTCGCCACGGCGGGACTGCGCCTTCTCGTTCGGGTGCGCCTCGTTCCATCTGGTCCGGACGTGTTCGTGGCTCGTTATCCGTTCCGCCGGGAAGTCGTGGCGTCCCATCAACCAGGTGGTGATGTCTGCGAGCTTGTCGATCTGCACCGGTTCGAACGCCCTGCTCTGCTGGTCCGAGTATCCCTTGGATACCAGGCATATGCCGATCATGAAGCGGTTGCAGTACTCCTCGCCGTCGTAGCGGGAAAAGCCGGCGTGGAACGACTGGTAAGGTTCCGGGACCCGGCGCACCGCCGTGCCGTCTCGGTAGATCATGATCGTGTAGGAGAGGCGGTTGGGGATCAGTATCTGCTCGTCGATGAGCTGCGGGTCGAAAGGCTTGTCTGGGAAGACGTACCGTCCCGATATCTTGTGGAGCACGATGCCGGTGACCTGGTACATCTCCATCGGTTCCCCGGTCTTCCGGCGGGTCCAGCACGTCCGCGGGAGGTGGTAGAGATGCCGGGTCTCACCGTGTACCGCCGGTGGTCCCTCTTGGTCCAGGAACGGCTTGTCGGGTACCTCGGTCATGGGGTCAGCGGATGTTGACGATGGCCTGCTTGATCTCGTTCATCCCGACGCTGAGACGCTTCTCCATACGTTCAATCCGGGCGTTCGTCCTCTGCTCGGATTCTGATATCTCGGTCGTGATGCGCTGCTCCATTTGCTTGATGTCCTGGGTGGTGGTCTTCTCCAGCTTCTCTATTTTTTTGACGTTCTCCGTCGTCCTGGTCGTATCCACCCCCCAGGCCACGGCGCCGGCCATGGTGATCGCCAGCAGCGTGATGATGTTGGCGGGGCTCAGCCCCGCTATCCAGTGTCTGCGGTGCTCGTTGGTGTTAGACACCCAGAGCCTCATGGTTCACGAACACTTTCAGTGTGTCGTTGGCGGTCTTGCCGAACGAGGCGGCGAAGGCGTACCCGGTCAGGAGGACCTCGCCGGCGGCCGGGGCTGGGTTCGTCACCCAACCGTGGGTGATGGCCGGGTCGTTGAAGTCGGCCTTAGCGTAGCTGGCCAGGGTCGTGCGGATATCGGTACCGGCGCCGGTGTTGTCGGCGTCGGCATCGTTGGTCTTCGGGTAGGTCGCTGCCTGGACCTTCTGGGTGCTGGCGATCGCCGTGAATCCCGATCGTATAGCCGTCTTGCCGGGGGTACCTGCGGAACCGAGCTCATGCGTCGTGAAGGTGTTGGTCGTCGCCTCGCCGGCCATCAACTGGGCATAGAACAGGTCGCCGTCGTTCGTGACGATGTTCGATCCGGGGATGAGTATCTTACCGTCCGGGCGGCACAGCACGGCCAGGATGTTTCGGTGTTTTGGTACGATGAAGTCGAGGTCTGGGAAGATCAGCGCATTCGCAGATTCGTATACCCGGTTCATGAACCCCGGAACGGAGCGTCGGTGCAGTATCATGTCAGTCTCCTGTTCATCTTAACACCTTGCGCCACCATGGATCCCTGATGACGCGCTTGTTTCTGGTCCCGGAGTTCAGGACCGCCACGACGGTCTCTCCGACCGACTCTCGCGAGGTCTCGCCTCCGGTCCCTGGGGACTTCTGTGAGAACCTCGCGCGTCTGTGACGGCGCCTCGCGAGGGTGGCGACGATAAGCATCGCCACGCATGTCAAGAATCCTAGCAGAAATCCGGTGAGTATGCTCATGCCTTCCTCGTATCTCCGCCGACCAATATTTCCCACTCGGCATCTCCACCGGTGGGCGTCGTCAGGACCAGGAACAGTGTGTAGCCGACACCGTTGACCACGGCCGCGGCTTTATCAATCGTCTTGCGGTACAGCCCGCTCGATACGAAGTCGAGCACCTGTGGCCAGGTGATCCCGCCTACATCGACGCCAGCCTCGTCTTTCAGCGTGGCGTTGATGGTGGCGTCGTCGATCGGCAGGCCGGTGATCTTGTCGGTTACCTTGTCGACCTCGATCACCATGTCGTTGTTGCCGGAGAACCAGATTTGTACGTCACTCATCGACCGGCCTCACTTTTGGCTTCGCGCCCACCTTCGGCGATAGGGTGATGGTGGTGCCCACCCTGGAGAACAATCTAACCACAGCAGTGATGGCCTGTACAACCTGAGCGCCGATCTGATTAACGATCGACTCTACTATGTCCAGCGTCTCGTTTGCTATCCTCACCAGCGCGCGCACCGGCTGGACGTCTTCCTGTAGGTTCAGCGTCTCTAGGAGGATACGTACACGCGCCACGGCCCCCGCGGTGGTCTCGCTCGTGTTCACGACCTCGGCGATCGCCCGCGCCAGCGCCCGCGTGTCGACGGTGGTCTCCGTTAGGTTGAGCGCCTCGTTGATGACTTCCACGATGGTGGCGGCCAGGACGTCGACCACGTTCTCGTTGAAGTTCACCGTCTCGTTGATCACCTCGACGATCAGGGCGGCGAGTACGTCGACCGTGGTCTCGGGGATGTCGAGCGTCTCGCTCAGGACCTGGGTGATCAGCTTGGTGTCCACCGTGATCTCGTTCAGGTCCACCACCTCGCTCAGCACCCGGATCAGGACGCCGGCCCTCACCGTGGCCTCGTTGATGCCCTCGGTCTCATCAGTGACCCTCAGGAGCGCCTGGGCGGCGACTATCGCCTCGTTGGTGTTTAGGGTCTCGCTGGTTATCCGGGTGAGCTGCTCCGTCCGGACGGTCGTCTCGGGGATGTTCTGGACCTCGTCGATGATCTTTATGATCAACGCTGAGACCAACTCCACTATCCCTTCTGGAATATTCAGCGTCTCGTCGTTGACCTGCGTGATGAGTTTGGTCTCTACCAGGGTCTCGCTTACGTCGACGATCTCGTCTCGGATGCGCACCAGGATCCTGGAGGCGATCCTGTTCTCGCTGAAGTTCACGGCCTCATCCATGATCCTGGCCAGCACCTGGGCGGTCACTCTGCTCTCGTTCGAATTGATGGTCTCGTTTATCACTTCTATCAGCGCTGCACCCACCGCTGCCGCCTTGATCGACAAGGCCAAAATGGACCAACTAATATTACCTGACCATGTCCAGGACATAGTGACACTGGCCGCCCCGGCTTCCGTTGATCCGGCGGAATCTATATTAGCTAGATCAACGTTCCATCGTTCTGTTTGGCCTGCACCGACACTTAGGGTTTCGTTATATCCTTGCACAATATCAACTACCAGTTCACCAACCGCCGAAGGAACTGCCACACTGGCAGTCGTACCCGTACTAGCCACAGAAACCTGGGGACGGGCCAAATCTGTTTGGTCTGCTCCTGTAACTGAAACTGCCCCAGCTATAGCATCACAGCTCGCGCCAAACGTAACCACTACTGTGTTTAAACCTGTTGCCGGTGCGATCAGAGTAAACTGTTCTGCCTCTCCTGGATCACCGGAGGTGTCTGCCAGCGCCCCCTCAGAAGCCATTGAGACGGAATTGTATGTGACCGTGACAGTCTGTGGTTGCCAGTTCGCAACTCCGACAACCAGGCCACGATTGGTCCCCGTGCAGGTATGCGCCCACGACAGAGAGGTAACGCCTGCCCCGCTTGCACTGCTCGCCGCATCGAAGGCGACGCTGCGGTGTAATTTTTCTCGGAGCAGTACTTGCCCCGGACCTTCCTCCAAATTCAATTTCATGGAGAAGTCTAGATTTCGTACTAACGATTTTACCCTTACCCTTACCCTCGTCCCGACCGGTAAAGCGCGAGATCGTACTTCGTAATCATTCCCGATGATCTCGGTTTCGGTTAATAGAATTTCCGCAAATGTATCGCGTACTATGCCGTCACGACCCGCCCGGTTTGACCCGCCCGCTGTAGTTGCACCAATGATCAAATCCCAATTGATGCCGTCCTGAGAGGATTCCAGAAGAAAACGTAATACATCTTTTTTTGTGGCCGGGAATGAATTTCTCGACAGGGCAAATCCGAATCCACGGGCCTCAGTCGGCAATATAAATTCCGCGGCTTGCTCGCCTTTCTTGTGGACTTTGCGAGGGATAACCTCAACCGTTCTGCTGACCTGGATTTTTTTGTGTAGCATCGCTATTTCTTTAAATGGATACGGGCCACTAAATGCTCTTTTTCCTCATGCCATCCGTCATTGGTACGAAGGCCGAACCCTGATAATGTAGTTGATATGTGTGCTTGCGTGTACACATGGGCCGTGAGTGTCCACGTCGGGGCTTTTATGAGAAGCAGCTGACGGTCCGGATAATACCGTCCTGTAATGGGGTTGTGGTTTGCCCCATTCATTCAGGCAGAAGCTCGCTCCAAAACTTGTCATCCCGTTTGAAGCCAATGTAATTCCATAGCCGCAGGCAGGTGGTATAAAGAAAATGCGCGACTGCCCATACAAAGATGACGGCAAGCAAGAGAATGTTGAACAGTTCCACACGGCTGCCAATGGTCCACATCAAAATCTCATATTCTGTCTGAGTCATGGCCCCTCCTTAGATGCTGATCTCTATACTGAAGGCGGGGGGCATGCCGGGGGTATTGTCTAAACCGACCGCCTCAAGCGCCCCCATGGTCGCGGGGCTCGCGCGGCAGGCCCCGCTCAGGTCCTCCGCCGCTAACCCCTGGCCGCAGTTCGTCGCTTGCGCCAGAAGTACCACGCCGCCGAGAACGCCAAGAGCAGCAAGACGACCAAGGCGGCGGTGGAGATTTTTCCGGCTTGCCATAGGGCGACGAGTCCAGCGACGATCGCTATCAGTATTACGGCGAGGGCGCGGGCGTAATCGTTATCGTCATCTCCGGAGCCGCCCCCGGCGCCAGGAAAGGGAAGGGTTTGGCGACCTCGGCACCCTGTGGTCCGAAGAAATCCTGCCCGCCCACGGTCCGCACGAGCTGGTTGAAGCAGTTCAGCGGATCGCCCTGGTTAGCCTGGATGGAGAACGTGAGGGACGTGCTCCCCGGCGGGGCCTGTCCCCGCAGGGTCGTCGCCGGCGCGTTCGCGTTGCAGTGAAAGTTGATGGCCGCGTCCGCGTCCGCCCCAGTGGGGGCCGGAAATTTTATGTCGACGGTCCAGTTGGCTGCGTGTATCGGTAATGAGTATACGAGTATCAATATAAATAGTAACTTACGCATATTTCCTCCTTTGATGTATCACATTATATAGCGCGTCTACCGTTGATGCTTCCACCAATCGGGCGTAAGGGTTATACCAGCTCGACGGCGAAGTAATCACCTCCCATGGAGAGATTTGGATCAGCGATGGCCATCTGGATCCTTATATCAAGGTTCTGATCCACCATACTGTCTACAGCTGCAGTTCGGCTGCCCTGGGCCCCTTCCGCGATGATCGAGCCGGATCCTAGGACCTGGTCGTATACAGTGGCCCTTATGTGGCCCCCCTGTGCGTTCGTGGCCCCGCGTGGGACGATATCCCCATTTAAATACAGGACCCTCTCCGCCGGATTCGATGGGAGTGGGAAGCCTGCCCGCGCTATTGTAGCGCCAGCGTATACCAGGGACACGTCATAATTCCTAGTGACGCCGGTGTTGTTTAGCACCTTTCCCATAAACCGGAAGCGGATGCCATTGGTAGCCTTGATCGTGCCGCCTGGGATTGTGGTCGCGTACAGGATCTTCATAAAGTTATCGTTTACGAATGAGACAGGGGTGGCGTCGCGATGAATCACGTATCCGTATGGCGCTACGCCGCCGCGGAGACCGTTGGTCCTGGCCGAGGCCCCTCCGGATATCAGAACGGAGGTGATATCCACGTCGGTCCCCTCGAAGTGACTCCCAGCCCCTGATAGTTGTATGTCTTCCACACCTGCGTTGATGACCCTCAGGGCCACCATCTGCCTGGCGCCGGTCAGGAGCATCTGGAAGGTCGCTACGTCCACGATCGCCAGCGGGCTCTCGCCCACGATCATGAGATCGGTATTCGTCAGGGCCATGTTCGCCGCCAGCACGTGGGTTCCGTCGAGGATCAGCACCCTCGATCCGACCGGGACGTTGGCGTCGATCAAATCTGCGATGACGTTGGTGGCCTCGTTGGCCGTCACCTGCGCGCTGGAGCCGACCACGATGTCGAAGTAGGCGCCCTGGAGCCCCAGCATCCACTGAGAAAAATTAAAGAGCGACCAGTTGAAATACTGGAACGGAGGCTTCTCCTTGTAGATGAAGCCCATGGCGCGCTTCGGCTCACCGGGGTCGGTTATCCTTGCGGGCTCCGCCCCTGGTATCCACTTCGGATAGGTTGGTTTTACTGCCATCAGATTATCCTCCCAAGTTGTCCGCCCTCTATAAGGGCCTCATCTCCGAATCCTGCCTCAGCATCAATCGGTCCATTTCCGCCGACTATTTCTGACTCATCGGACATCTCGAAACAGTTGGTAACGCCACAACGAATCAGCTCCAATCTTACACCAGCGGCGCGTACGGCGTTCATGCCTGAGACCAGCTCCGCGTCTTTGTTCGAGACTATTTCCCAGGTCGGGCCGTTGATAAGTGTGCCATTGTTTCCACTTCCGCTGTGATCATTGGCGATGATACCGGAGCCTTCAATTAGGGGGAGGTAAAGTACCAGGCCGGTTTCGTCGTTGTAGATTCCGGCGTAGTGTTCTGCGACTTCGGCGGGGGTCAGGGCGCGGCTGTATTCGCGCACATAATAAATATCACCGTCGTAATCACCGGCGTAACCATCACCTATCTTTAGGTCATTGCTGGATGAAACCGCAGCGCCGAACAAAGGCGCGACCGATGAAATTTCAGCTCCATTTTTATACCACTTTATTGTGCCGCCCGTGATATCCCGAACGAGGACCAAGTGGACAAGTTCTCCTGACGTGATTATTCCCATAGGAGAGGGAATACCCTGAAATGGAGCCGCATCTGCGCCAGACGTCCCCCAGTAATAGTGAACGCTACCGCTTATTTCCTGCGTGATCGTCCCCTCGCCGCCGTATGCCTTGTTGTATGGATTGCGCCGAGAGCTGGCGACATCATTTGCCCTTAATAATATCTCAATTGTTTGGTCGCCTATAACTTTTAAAGAGGGATCATCAGGAATAAAGATGCGCTGATTGCTGCCAGTGACAAACTTCACCGCCATATTAGAATCCCGCGTATCCACATCGTCCGTCAACCATGTCATGATGGCCGCGGCTGGGTATACCTCCTGGAACTGAAGTTCATCCGGCGGGGTGAGCCCCGTCAGTTGGATGAAGATCGCAATCAGCGTCTCTATTTCACCGCCCCTGGACAGCTCTCCGGTTCTGGAGGTCAATCTGGTCCTGTAGTTGCTATCTGTTTCACCGACGATGCGAACCAGGTCTAGGATATCCCCGATTCCATCGAGCTGGGCACCGACGGCCACCGTCAGGTGACGCTCGTCGAGCAGCTGGAACAACATCGTCTCCAGGTTCTGGGACTCGGCTACGGCGGCATCCAGGAACGCCTCCAGGTTGGTCGCTCCCTGCATGAAGCCTGGTAAGCGAGCTTTAGCTTTCTCTTTGTGATCTAGTATTTCTTTGATCGTCATCGGCTTAGCTCGCTATGATTATCCTGGAACTGTCGAAGTCTGCGATCTGGGTCTGCCCGATGATGATGTTGTTGTCCAGGGCCGGGCTCGCGGCCGTGCCGATCCGCACCACCACGTCCGTGATGCCTGGGACATCGGCGAACGATCCCACCAGGGCCGGAAACACGACCACGTCCTCGCCGATCGCGAGCGCGTCACCGAACGCCAGCACGCGGGTCTCGACCTGCGTGTCTCCGTCGGCTGGGTAGTTCGCATCCACCGTCAAGTCCAACTCCAACCAGATGTTCACTGACGTCGGCCGTGAGAATCGGATCGTATGATTGTTCCCCTCGCTGTCGACGACGGTCCCCGATGTGCTGCCGTAGGTCTCGATGCCGGCGGACTTCTTATCGAAGAGGTTGTCGAGGATCTCCTGATCGACGCCACCGCTGACCAGCGCCTCGAACGAGTGTGGCGGCCTACCTCCGGAGTCAACGACGTCCGACACGTTCTCGAACACGCTCACGGCGGTCACACCCGTCAATGTGAAGAGGGATCCACGGATGGCGTTCAACGTGGCGCTGCCTGACCCGAGCAGGGCCACTATCCTCCTGGCACGGAAGGCGGTGTCGGTCTCGGCGTTGGCCCCCTTGGTGGCGTCGAGGTCGTTCTCGACCCGCGTCCAGCCAGAGACCGGCGTCACGATCTGGTTCAGGGTGCCGGCCAGCGCCTGCACCGGTCCGGTGTTTACCGCCTCGACGCTGCCGGCGGTCGCGGGATCGGCGTTCATCGTTCCGGTGGCCGGCGTGGTCGGTGTGGTGGATATCTGGTACTCGAAGTTGTCGACGTCGACGACGACGGTGATCTGATGCAGTCCGTTGTATTCCGTCTGGTCGGCACCGTTGACGAAGATCCAGTCGCCGACGCTGCGCCCGTGGGCCACGGCGTTGGCGGACACCGTCGAGCCGGACCGGGTGATCCCGGCTACGGTGAAGTTGGATCCTGACAGGGTGACGTCGGCCAGGGTCTGGAACTGATCGCCGGCGTCCTGGGTCGCCACCAGGGACCCCTGGGGGATCAGGGTCGTGTCCGTACCCGCCAGGTAGGCGACCACGGTAGACTTGGTGGCGGCGTTCGGGATTATACCGGTGATCTCGCCGATGCGCGCGAGCGATATCCCGGAGGCGGAGTTCGGGTACTGGGCGTTGTAGACGGCCTCGGCCAGGGCCCATACCTCGTCGTAGCGGTCTGAGATGATGCCGATCAGCTTGCCGAACTGGGTGTCCGGAGTGGTCTTGATCCCGGCGCCGAAGGCGGTGCGGAACGCCTGCTCGAGCTCCGTCTTAAGATCGGTGATCTGCTTCTTGTTGAACCCCAGGGAGCTCAGCCCGAACGCCATGTCGACACCTCGTTCTCAAATGGTGATCGTATCACTCAGCACCTTCCCAGTCGTGTTGATCGTATAAGAGATCGTGAGTTTTCGGGCGGCATCTAGCGACACATCGAAAGCCGTGAAGACTCCGTCTGTAGATTTTAATATCTCATCCTTGAGGATCGCCGAGACCACACCAAGCTGCGGGTTCTTGACCAGGATGTCCTCCCTGTAGTCGGGACCGAACAGGAGGTCCAGGAACCACTCCCCCCGGAAGGTCGCCAGGCGGTCCCTGATCGCCTGGCCGGTGGCGGCGTCGTGCTGGACCAGGGTGAGGTCTCCCTTGTCGATGACGAGGTCGTTCGTGAACTTGAGATCTAGGTGCGACATCAGATCTTGATGTTTCCCAGTTTGGCCTGCGCGGTGTCGACGCTCGTGCCTATTGCGTCGACGGCTGTCTTGATGGTAGCAAATGCTGAGGCGTTGAGGGGCGGTCCGGTGCCCCCCCCCTGGCTGTCGATGTGCGTGATGGCCTGGATGTCGGTCATCGTCTGCGAGACCTGGTTTATCAGGTTGCGGAGCTCGGTGAAGGCGTCGTCCGCCAGCTGTAGAAGCTCGTCGGTGCCGTTGCCGATGGTGATCTTCGTCCCTTGTTCCACGTGGAACTCGAGGGCGTCCGGGTTGTCCGCGGTCCGCTTCTTTTTCTCCGGGTACCCCCCGAGGATGGCGTAGGCGTCGCTCAGGTGGTGCTGGCGGGTGTCCAGGGCCTCGGATTCGGTGCCGTCGCCCTGGAGCCAGGTCTCCAGCGAACGGTCCGCGAACACCAACGTAACCAGGTCACCAGTCGACACAGGAAGCCGTATGAGCGCCTTCGCCGTCCTGGGGTGTACCACAGGTACCCTGTTGACGATCGGCAGCAGTGTGGCCGTCCTACGGGCGTAGAACCTGCGTTTGATCAGGGGTTGGATCGAGGCCAGGTGCGTGTCCGGGTCGTATTTCTCGATCCGGCCGGGCAGGCATACCCTCAGTTCGCCGGCGAACTCCGTGAACGCCGCGCGGATGAGCCCATCGAGGGTCGTGGCGTGCGTCATTTGAGCTTCCCGTACTCCCCTTCAACCAGGTTTGAGTAGGCCCCCTCTACCTCGGTGAACCAGTCCTCGCCGCGGGTGTCGCCGGTGTGCGACACCTTGGTCACGTGATACTCGCCCGTCGGCCGACCGCCGCCACGCAGGGTGCCCCTGATCGTGTCTGATTCAACGAAGAACCTCTGCATAATACGGATATTGGGGCGCAGTAATGATCGAATCTCTATACCATATCTTGTCACACGTGGAGTCCCGATCAGGCCGTTGTCCGGTGAGAACGTGTTCTCCTGGCTCTTGCTGGCGTCCGGATCCCGCGGCCGGTCATCGACGTAGACCAGGCCCTGGCCGTCCTCCTCAATGGTGAAGGCTAATCCGTAGCGGTCAAGGAACTCGTAGGCGGCCCGGAATGATAGTGCTGATTCTGAGTAGCTCGGTACCTTCGTCTGTTTCTTAAGATGTGCGGCAGCGGCGGAGGTGTAACGCACATCGATCTTGAGCGGGGCGAGCAACCGGTCAGCTATTGACCTGGGAGGTGTGGGTTTGTCGATACTCACATCGACATCTGCCTTGGTAATGACGTTGAACCCGGAGAACATCTGGATGACGGTGCGCCAGTCTGGGCCGACGCGCTCGTTAGTCGCTGACATCAGGTCTCCCGCGAACATCTGCACGTCTTGGCCTCGGTACCCCGCCTTCAAGAACACGGTGATGACTGGGTCTATCATCGGGAAATCGAGTGGGTACGGTCTAGCTATGGTGTTCCGGGCGTTCTCCGACAGGTTGAAGATGGTTATCGTTCCCTGGTTGAGCTGCAGACCGTCGTGCTTATCGGCGGTGAACTGGATCCGCAGGTCGGTCACCGGGTCGAGCTGCACGCCGGCGAACGATACCCGAGCGACGCGGTCGAAGATCACACCGCCTCCGTATATTTCAACACGACCCTGTCGCCGAAATTGACGTCATTGGGATCGGTATCCAGACCGTCCAGGTCCTCCATGAACAGCACGCCGTCGGGGAGACCCCCGATGCGCTGGTACTGGCTCAGGAGGTCGTCGATCACCACGAGCTTTACGCCGTACACCAGGATGTCGCCATCGCGGGCTATGTCCATGCTCCAGTGGATGCCTCTGGGGTTCCAGCGGAACGCCAGGTCGTAGACGCGACCGTCGAGCTCGACCTGCTCGTCGAACGGGTCCGTGGTGTCGCTGACCGGGATGATGAACGTGCTCACGCCGGCAGCTTCGGCACGTTGCCCTTACTGCTCGTCGGCAGAGCGGTGTGCCTGACGTCGGCGGCTATGCGGGCTCTGTTGGTCTCAGACCCAGAACCGACAACCAGGATCTCCTGCAGCACCGCCGTGAACCTGATCGAGCGACCGTCGCGGGCCACGCGCGGGACCGACAGCTCCTCGAACATCATGTTTTGGTAGACGTTGAGCCCGGTAATAACGCTGAAGGTCTGGCGGCTCGTCTGCAGGGCCACCAGGGCCTTGAAGGCGTCGGCCACCGTTCCGGGTCCGCGGAAGGCTAATAACGACTGAGTGGCGTCAGAGATCCTACCCTCCATCTCCAAGACCACCGGGAGCAGCACCACGTGGTCGGTGAACACGGTCCCGTCCTCGACCGGGTTCTCGGTGAGCTCGGCACGGTATAGGTGGTCCTCTGAGAGCGAGGCATCTATCTCCACCGTGCCGATACGCGCGCGGATGATGGTCGGGAACCCCAGGATGGATAGGGCCATTTATCTGTCCTCGGTCGGGATGATGGCGCTGGCCGCGTCCTTGATGCTGTTGTCGAACTTGCGCTTTACCTCACTGGCCACCTCCCGGGGATCGCTCGATTTTATGTTGAAGGTGTTCTGGACCTCTCCGATGGTGACCTCGACCCCACGCTGCGCGGTGCGTTCTGGGGGTTGCCCGTGGGAGAAGATATCGATCATCTTGTTGATCATCCCGTTGGACTGTGAGGTGCGTTCTGGGGGTTGCCCGCCATCGGACTGTGAGGTGTCTGGGGGGGGTTGTGCGACGGCTTGTTCCCTCTTGCGCTTCAGATCCCGCTGCCCTTGCCTGAGGTACTCTATAAATGCGTTGATGGCCGGCATCGTGCGTTTCGTCATTATCGGTGCGACGGCCTTTTGGGCTGGGTCCACCACCAAGGCCCCGAAGAGCCCCTTCTTTTCTATCTCCCTGCTCTTATCGACGAATATCCCCAGGAGCTCGTTCAGCTTCTCCAGCACTGGGACGAGCAGGCTGTTAATGGCCTTCGCGAAATTGTCCATCGTCTCTTTGAGCTGAGACGCAATGAGGTCGGCCTTGACCAGCGGTTTTAACTTAACATTACCTAGGGTCCTCTTCTGCTCTTCGGCGCTCTCCCGGATGATGCGCAACAGAGCCCGCCTATAGATCTTCAGGGCGGCACCCCCGCCGGGCTCTTGCGGATCGATCTGCTGTATCTGCCAGTCTCGAATCTGTTTCTTGAGACGATCGAACTTAGGGAGGTTTATGAGTTCACCGAAGTCGCCGCTGATTAAGCCGCGCTGCAGACCGGCGAATATCTCGACCACGTTGCGGCCGGTGTTTGCGTACTCGATGGCCGCGAAGCGGAAGATCTCGCGGAAGGTCTCAAGCTGCTGTTTCCCCCGCCCGAACTCCTTGAAGAACCCGGCGGCGGCGATGTCGAAGTCTTTGGCGCGGATGAGGTCTCCGCTGCGCTCCTGGATCCCGTTCATCTCCTCCTGGATCTGACGCAGGGTCTGTCTCAGTGGCTCAAAATCAGTACCCACGAGCCGCCGCAGGTTGAATTGGGCCCGCAACGCAGTCTGGCCCATCTTGAACATCGCGCTGACTCCGATGGTACCCACTACTACGCCCAGTAACCGCCCTAGACCCTTCAGGCCGCCCCGCATGCGGCTCATCGTCTCGTTGAAGCGTTTGACGCCGCGCCGGTCGGTGTCGAACTTAAACCGGGTTATTACATCACGGAGCACGGGCATCAGGATTTCTCCCTATCTTTGAGCAGGTCCTCGATCGTCAGGTTGAAGTCTATCATGTCCCAGATGGTGTAGATCGTCTGGGCTTCGTGGAGGGTACAGAGGCCGGCTAGGATCGGTCCTCGGATGAAGGGGTGGATCCCGCCGCTGGTCCATCGTCCGAGGAGAATATCCCCATAACTTCCCCCAGCTTTTTTTTTACCAGGTCAGCATAGCCGTTGTGATCGATGATCGCGGCCATCAGCTCGTAGAGCTCATTGTAGTTGGCTGAGAAGTGGGTCTCGTACCAGTCGTTGAACCGGTCTCCGGGGTCGGGTCTCACCAAGCTCTCTTTGATCAGCGTCTTGATGAACGCCGGAGTGTCGCGCTCGTCGATCCGTCCCATCACACCGGCTGCCATCTTGGCGGGGTTGTACTCGGCGTCGAGGAAGTCGTCGCCCTCGCGGATATTCCCGATGCCGTCGGCGGCCCCGAGGACGATGTTCATGAGGTGGATGCCGACCTCCATACCGCGGGTGGCCGGCAGCTGTTGGATGACGTACTCGGTCGTACCGATCTTAGCCGTGGTCTGGTCGAGCATGATTGCCTTGGTTAGGTGGCGCCTCCGACGACCATCTGCAGGTTGCTGGTCCGGATCACCCACTCGCGACCCTCGATGCCGGCCCGGTAGACGGTCCGCGGCATCTTCCGGATCCAGGAGTTAGGCGCCAGGTGCAGGTCGTTGCCGCGATTGTCTTTGATCAGGGTCGGGAATATTCCGTCTCCGCTCAGCTCGTCTACCCTAGCCAATCCTGATAGCACCAGGTTTGATCGGCTGGTCTGCAGGAGCGTGACGGTGATGCTGCCCCGTCGGTCGTTGGTGATGCGGCGGGCGACGTCCCCCTCGGCACCGACTTCGTCCTCCACCTGATTCGACTCCCTGTCCACCTCGATGAAACTGTCCTGGGCGTAGCCGGTGATGATCTTGCCGGCGATGGTGAGGATGACGTCCTTCGGGTCGTAGGTGTCGACTTGATTTGCCATGGCTTATACCTGTGCATTCACTGTGATATTGAGGGAGTGGACGGCACCGGCGAGCTGCGCGGTGACCACTATCCCCGGGAAGAACCGGGCGGTCCGGTCGGCCGGCAGTTGGTCGGCCACCTTCGGGACGGTCACCCGGTAGAAATCACCAGAGTCGTCGAGGAGTGGTCCGAGCACGTTGCGGCGGACGGCGAGGTCCATGACCTGCACGATCTCGCCCTCGACGATGGCCGCGCCGGCGTCGGTGTAGGGAATCTTCGGCTCGTTCAGGAGACGGGTAGCGATAGTCTCGGCCATGGTCGTCTCGAGCCAGTCTATCCCCCGCTGGATGTCGATGAAGCGGCCGAAGGCCATGACCCCCTCCAGGGTGTGGCCCACACCGGCCAGCGGCGTATATAGGTTGGCGTTCTTGCCCAGGGCGCTGGCCTCCTCGCTCGGCAGTATGTCGAGTTTGTCGGACGGCATGATGCCGGTGAGCTGCTTGAACTTCCAGGTCTCGCTCCCCGGGTCCGAGGGCAGCATAAAACCGATCCAAGCGCACTCCGCGAACACGTAGCGGGCGAAGTAGTTGACCGTGGGGGAGGTGGCGTCGTCAGCGGCGGTCGTCTTGCAGGTGAAGTTGTTCGCGTCCGTCACCATGTCGACGGTGTTGTTGCCGTCGATCGATACGCCGCTTGAGCTTGCGAAGGTGACCGGGTCTCCGACTTCTAGGCCGTGCATGGCCTGGACCACACCTATCACACCGGAGGCGATGTTGTAGACTGCGCCGGTGACGTCGGCCCCTCCTTGATGGTGCCATAGGTAGCTGGTCCGGTTGTAGGAGGAGGCCTTCAGGAGGCTGGCTATGTCGCTGGTTACCACCGTCAGGACGTCGGCGTCCTGGCTGTTGGCGATGTATATTTTGGTCCTGGTCGACACCCAGAGAGCAATTTCTTGAATGTTCGCCACCACCCTGTGCGGGCTGACTATGCAGTACCAGTTTGAGTCCTCAGCTTCGATGGCGTTCAGGGCGGCGGTGATGTCGGCGTCGCCAGTCTCCTGTCTCCCTACCTTGATGGACTTCGGCGCCCGCTCCTGGGCGAATATGGCGGCTGCTGCCTTGTAGGTCTTGGTCGTGGTGGCGAAGTCGGCGGCCACCCCGGTGATGCTGGCGTAGGCCTTGGTCCGTGGGGTGAACACCGTCGACTCGACGAGGTCGAATATGAGCGGCACGCCGAACCCGGTACGGGTGATCCGGGTATCCGCTACGTTGACGGTTACGTTTACGACGTCGGTTGTCTCGGTCATGGCTCGGTCACTCGCTGATGTTCAGGTTGCCGTTGTCCTCGGTCGGGATCTCTACCGTCTCGATCGGGTCGCCGGAACCGGCACCTCCGTCGTCGAAGGTCTCGCCACTGTAGGTGAACATAACATCTACCTGGGCCCGCCGCTCCCACCGGTCCCCGAACTGTTCGTCCAGTCGGTTTATCTGACCGTGAGACAACACCCCGATCTTAGCAGCCCGGAAGGCGTCGCGCACTACCTCGGTGTCCAGGGCCACCAGAGCGTCCTCCAGCCTCTGAGCGGCGTCGGCGTCAGCCAGGGTCGCCGGCGGGTCGGTGTAGACCTCGCACTGGGCCATCAATTGTCTAGGACCTGAGGTCTGCCGCTGTATCGCCTGGCTCGGATCGTCGAACGTCTCGTCGACGTAGTCAAAGCCGAATCTCATACCGCTGTTCATGATCAGGATGCCTGCGTAGGGCTTGGTCGGCCGCGGAACCTCCTGGTTCAACCATACCACCTTGCCGGCGCCTACGCCGCTGTAGGTCTCCAGCCAGTTTAGAATGGTCCTGAGGTTCGCCTCGTGGTCTGTGGTGAACGTGATGGTCATCTCTCATCCCTGGTTAGGGTCGTACCTGATGAGCTCCCTGTCCTCGATGAGCAGCGATACGGTCATGTCGTCGGCGGCCGCGTCGATCGCGGCGGTGTCGTAGATCCTCAGCGTCCATCCTGGCAACAGGATCAGCGTCGGTGGGATCGGCACCATGATCTGGCCGTTGATGAACGCGGCCTCGCGCACCGGGTTCGGGGCAAAGTGGTACTCGCGCGTCAGGCTGACCGCCTGGGTGGCGCCGGCTAGGGATCGGAAGACGATGTTCGCCAAGTCGTCCTGCACTTCGAGCGCCACTTGTCGGGCGCCGGCGGTGATGGTAGTGACCAGGGTCACCTGCCCGTAGTGGATGAGGTAACGCCGGCCCGCGGGAACGACGAACGACTTGTCGCTGTCGTTGGCCGCGTCGTCGAATATCTGCCTGCTGCTCATCGGTCCTCCTCTGGGACGCACATCGTCGTTGTACTGCGCTTAGTGTAGTGGCCAGATCTTCCCCTATCCACCTCGGTTCCTGCACCGCGACCGCCTGGCGATCTCGTTCCGTCGGCGCTGCCGCGCGACGTTTGCGACGAACCACGGCTGATTTATGCCCCAGCCTTTGATCAACATCGCCTTGTTCCTCCGGTGTATGGGCATTACGTCAGCACGTCCTCGGTGCGGTTGGCGTTGGCAATGAAGAACGGACCGTCCTCCCAGAGGGTGACACGCTGCACGGTGAATGGCAGGTTGTTGATGGTGATCATGTCTGCCAGCTTCATCTCGTACTCACTCCAGATGTTGCGCCATTCGCCAGCGTTCTGGCCTGGGGGCAGGTTGCGGAGCTCCTTGGCCGTCATTGGCTGTTGTACCGCCTCGATGTCGATGTTGGTCGCGGCCGGCGGCGTGGCGATCCCATCGACGATGGTCGCCGTCCCCGGCCTGGTCAGGGTGTATGACTTGGCCCGGCGCCTGATGAGTTCAATGGCCGGCATCAGTAGTTCTCCCGGTCTTTGTTAATTGTATTTCTCTACTCATCCTCACCCTCTGATTTTACTACGAACCGGATCGACCCGCCCAGCAGACCGGTGTCCACCAGGGGATTATCCGACCCCTTCGCGCGTATCGTACTCGGCGCATTCGGTGGGCTCCGCAGGGAGATGATCTTGCGCTTGATGTCGCCCTCGATCATCTGCCCCATGATAGCCAGGGCCTCAGTCTTGGTCATATCTCCGCTGACTATCTTGCCCATCAGCTTCTTGCTGACCCCGAGGTACTTGTCGTTGTTCTCGTCGACGGTCGATCTTATGTATGACCGGGCCGGGATGGTGATGGTGCCGAATTCGTTGGCGGCCGCGATGATAATTAACTGTTCGTCCTCGTCGGCTTGGATCCCGATGTCGACGTGACTGGCGTCGGACCGCAGACGCCGAAGGAGATCCTTCATCCCCAGGTCCTTCTCCTTGGTGGTGACGCTGGCGCTGATCACGTCGGGGGGACGCTGATGGCCGACACGATCACGTGGTCCCGGAGCTCCAGGTACATAACGCCGTACTGAGTCGAGGCGATGACGGTGCGTTGGTTCAGATAGGGAAGGGTGAAACTCTGGCTGACGCCGCCGATGGTCTCCGAGGAGAGGGGTCCGCGGCCGCCGGCCTCGGTAGTCGCCAGGGCCAGGATATGGGCGGCGAAGTAGGTCTGGGCCTGCTTGGTTAAGTTGCCGAAGCGGGTGTCTTTGACGATCTGATCGACGAGGGACATGGCATTTACGACGGCCGTGTCTGCCTCATGCATGGCCTGGATATTCTCGTCGGCCTGAGCCACGGCCTTGACGTCGTCCAGCGTCGCCAGAGCCGCCATTTTGGCTTACTCCTCTGGATTCGTCTCTTTGGGTTTCAGGATGGATTCCAGCTTCGCCGCCAGGGCCTCTACGACCGTCTTCCGAGGTTTTACAGAGGCGTTCTCTTGGTCGATCAGGTCGTTTAGTCCGACCTCGGTGGTCTCGAGCTCGACGAGATTGAGCGCCTCGGAGACCTTCATCTTGCTTATGTCTACGGTCTCTCCGGCGACCTTGATGGTGCCGTCGTCGATCATGTTCTGTAATCTTGAGATGCCCCTCTTACCGTTCGCGTCCTTGCCGACATCGTTGAGCACGGCGTTGAAGACGCCGTCGTCGACGACGTTGCGGCCCGGCACAAGCCTCATGAGGTGCTCTGAACCTGCAGATAGGGTGTGCTGTCTCGCTTCGTCGAGGTATAAGATCTTGCTCATGTCTCCTCCGGTTGTTGGGGTTCCCTCCAGGCGGATTATGCCCGGAGTGGGCCTACTCTAAGCGACTTTCTCTCGCTCTGAATTGGGTCAGATATCGTACAGGAACCGGCACGCCAGCGGGTAGCGTACGACGGTCCCGCCGTTCTCCGCCTCGACCGGTATTACAAACTCGAGGTTCCTCAGCTGGGGCGGATGCGTCCGCATCTCCATCGGGATCCGCAACTCCAGTATCTCGGAATCGCGTTGGTAAGCGAAACACATGTCGGAACCGCCTATGCCCTGCCCCTTGATGTCTGTCAGCCAGGTGACCATGTCAAGGCCGAAGCTGTTTCCCGGGTTGCTGATGAACTGCAGGATCGTTGTATCCGACAGCGTCGAACGCGGGGTGTTGGCGATGATGTCGTACTGCGTGATCGGCATTACCAGGGTATTCGCCTCGTGGACGCCCTGTGTTGCGTCACGGATGCCTGAGGTCACCAATCTGATGTCGGCGATGATCTCGTCCTGGGTCTTCGCTGACCACAATCTTGAGCCACCGCCGGCGTTCAGCGGGGCCTGTATGGTCGGGATGTTCGGGTTTGCGAACAGACCGACGATGCCATAATTCGCATCACCGAGCCAGGTGATGCCGTTCTCCTTCTCACGTATCGATCTCCTCGAGGCATCGACCTTGAACAGCTCCAGAGCCACGCCGGCGAATCGGGCGGACCTAAGCTCCTGAGTCGAGTAACCGAAGGAGGTACCTATGACGTGGACCTTCTGCGTGAACCGACTCGCGAACACGTCGGAACGCGGCAGGTCGTCGGAGGGGTTGGCGATGATCTTGGCCATGCCAACTTTCGTGTAGAGGTAGTACGTGATGGTCTCGGCGCCTTCACCGTCCCGGTTCGAGACCGGGATCAGCGAACGATACTTCAGCTCGCGGAACTTCTTCTCGTAGAGCCTGGCCTCGACAGACTCGAGCTGCCGCTCGAAGAATATCGACTCGCCCTGATCGAGGCGCTTACCGAGTTTCTCCTCGATGGCATGGAGAGTGTCGCGTACGAATTGAGTTGTCATATCGTGCCCCTATGTCGGTTGCTCGTTGTCGTTCAGTTCACCCGGCTTACGGGAAGTTGATTTCCAGCTGGGCTAGACCAGCGACGGTGTTCACGCTTACCCACTTGGCGAAGGCGGAGATGTCGTCCGCGTTCGCGACGTCGAGATCGACGCGGAAGTCACCCGGGATCAGCCCGGCGTTTGCGGTGTGTCGCAGGAACACGGCGAGCGTCGGGTTGACGGCCTGCTCGGCGTTCACCCAGATACGGCCCTTTCTCATGATGGAGACGGCCTGGCCGATCTCGTACTGCGACTTCGCGGCGTCGTTCTCCTGGGCCTTATGTTTCTGGACCGATATGCCGTTGAAGATAAAGCCAGTGGCGGCCGGCACGAGAACTAACCCGGCGGCGTCGATTGAGAGGCCTACGCCGAACTGGATGATCGCGGCGGAGACCCCCGTGATGATGTCCGTCTCGCCGGCGTCACCTAATCCGCCCTGGAGGGCTGCGACTAGATCGTTGTAGTCGAGTTGGCTCATTGTCTATGTCTCCTCTCGTGGGTTCGGTCGTTGCGTTCGTTGATCAGGGATCAGGAATTCAGCTCGCGCTGTTCCTTTGTCATGTGCATATCCTTCGTGTCTTTAAGGAACTTTTCTCGCGGCTCGAGATCGTCGTTGTGGGTCGGGAAACGGGGGTTGTTGCTCTCTGGGGTCTTGAGCCCCAGGGTGGACTTGAGGTTCGTCCCCTCCACTTTGATCCCCTCGATGACGGTGTCGTATCGTCCCTCGATGTGGTCCTTCGTGAGTTCGTCGATCTTTACCTGGGGATAGGCTTTCACGACCACGGACTTTTTCAAGTCGTCGGTCTCCAAATCCATGAAGTCCTTGAGGCCCAGGTAGTGGGCGGCGTTGACCGCGTCGGTGCGTTCCTTGACGAGATCGTTGAGCTTGGCGAGGCCGACCTTGCCCTGATCCTTCATGGCGTCGATCTTGCCCTGCATGTGGTCCTTCTCCCCCTCGAGGGTCCGGATGTGCGCGATGGCGCTGTCCAATCTGGCTATGACCATCTCGACGGCCTTCTCGCCGCTGTCGACGTTGTCTTCGATCTGGACCTCGAAGGCGTCCATGATGAAGGCCCTGATGTTCACGGCGTCGCGTTTGATCTTGATCATATCGCTGTCCCCTCTGATGGGTTTGTGCTCGTCTCTATTGGTAGTTTGGTTGATATCCTTTACTTTTACAAGATTGTTATGCGCATCACCGCGATTGGCGATGAACGCCTTGGCCTCGGAGACCGAGAACTTGTCCTTGTCGAACGAGTAGCTCTGCGGGGTATCCGACCCCTGCTTACCACTATGGGGCTTCTTCAGCAGGCCGACGCGGATCGTCACGCCGTCGACGCCTTTGATCTTGACGTTTCGGAACGACTTCGGGACGAACATGTTGAAGCCCTTAACAGGGATCTCAATCGTCTTGTCGGTCTCCTCGAAGTCGACCGTCAGCTCGCCGATGGCGTCGCCGCGATTCTTTGAGACGAACGTCTTCGCCTGCTCCTCAGTGAATTGCTTCTTGTTGAAGATGAACTTCTGCGCCACCATCGAGCCCTCTTTGCCCTTCGGTGGATTCTTAAGTTTGGCGGTTACAAGGCTCACACCTTCCACGCCTTTGAGCGCCGTCGTACGGAACGACCCCTCCTCGAACTGCTCGTTCCCGCGCACCGGGACGTGGATCCGCTCCTCGGTGACCTCGATGTCTGTCTTGATGAATTCCTCGAGCCCGTCGCCGACGGCCGAGTCCAGCTGCAGGCGCACTTGAGATCCTGCCCGGCCGCGTCTTACGAGAGCGAGGTGGTTGTACTTGATGTTTTTCTGGCGGTGATCGTACTCATCGCCCTGGAACGTACCGGTCTCCGCGGAGATGTCTGCCTCGTAGCCGCAGGATATCTCCCGAAGCGGGTTGTCGTTAGCCAGGATCCGGTTGATGGTGTCCTCGTCGGTTACCTGCAGTTTGGTGTTGATGAAGCGGCCGTCTTGTTTTGGGTCATCGACAGCCATACCGATCGCGAGGCGCCGGGTGTTCTCTGAATCAACTTTTCCCTCTACGGGATGCCCGTCTGTCAGTGGCCTATTTTTCAAGGTGGAGATCGAGTCGGGCCTAAAGACATCGTCTGGATGTCTCAGCTCGCGAGTGGTCGAACCATCGGGGTGGTGATAGATGAATACGCCGGTCCGCGTCGCGTGGGCGTCGGCGACAAGGTAGCCGTTATGGTCGCGCCTGGGGTCGTCGAGCTTGGTGATGTCGAATCGCAGCGCCATGAGCGGATGGTAGTCCACCTGCGCGACTGCTACAAGATGTCCCCGATGACGGGAAGGGCCTGGCACCGGCACTGGATGTCCTGGCCGGGGTGGTTGCGCTCGCCGGCGCGCTTGCCGGACCGCACGGTGATCGGCGGTTCGTCCCAGTTGAACACCTCGTTGTTGAGCCGCGCGTGGTCCGGTCGCACTCGTCCGTCCTCGGACGTCTGCCAGGTGTAGCGCGTGATGCCGGTCTGTCTCTGTCGCAATTCGCTCAGCCGACCGTTGAACTTGGCGATCTGGTCGCGGGCGATCAACTGGGCACGGGCCTTGGTGGTCTTGAACTTCTCCAGGATGTTGGCTCGGATCTGCTGCGATGACAGACCACGCCGGGCGTCGCGGAATATCATCTGCTCGATGTCGGCCAGGGCCTCCTCGGGCAGCGTCTTGATCAGCGAGACGTTCTCGGCGACGAAGGTATTAACCTCCTGCTCAAGCCACGGCTCGGCGGCCACGGGGTCGGCGTTGAACACCGTCCGAAATTGCCGCCGGAACAGGTCTCGGCTGCCGCGGTCGATCGTCTGGGCGGTCTGCTCGGTCACGCGCTCGATGGCTTTGATTGTAAACACGGTTGCGAAACGGACGCGGATGCCGTTGAAGATCCGCTCGATGATGTCGGTCGGGTCGTCCACCCGGACTTTTGATTCGCTGACGATGATGTCCAGGAGCGGCAACAGCTCGCGTCGGACCAACTCCTTGTAGGGGACGATCAGCGCCATGATGTGCGCGACATGCGCCCGTTCCTGCCGTCGCAGGTTGATCGCCGGCGGCATGCGGGCGGGCCGTCTCCGGCGCTCGACGAACCGCAGACGGCGGATGTCCTTGGCGGCGTCCCTACGTGATCTGATGCTCCTCGCGGGTCCCCGCATCACTCATCCGTCTCGTCCGGGTGCGCCTTCTTGTACTCCTCCCACTTGGCGGCCATCTCGCGGATGGCGGCGACGTGGGCGGCTGAGTGAGGTTTCCCACTCGCCATGTGCTTCTTCATTAACGGTCCCATCTTACCCTTCATGAACTGCGGCCAAGTCATCCTTTTTCCATCGGCGTCCATGGACATGCCTCCACCTTCGATCTCCTCGAGTCCCTCCACGCCCTCGATCTCTTCTGGCGGCGTCCCGCCCTCACCTGCTTTCAGTTGTTCGATGAACTGCTCGCGCGGTTCGACCACGATCGTCATGTCGTCGAGGTTGATACCTTCCTTGCTGAACCGGCTTATGGCGACCTCCTCCGGCTCAACCACACCGTTCTGGATGTAGATCTGGTCCGTCTGAGCCACCTGCAGCCTGGTCTGGGCCTGCTCTGATTCTGATAATTGCCACAGCGGCGCGAATTCGAAGCCCATCTCGCCGGGCTCGAATCCCAAAGGGGCCAGCACTATGTTCAGGAACTGCTGGACCTTGGCCCGGAGGCGGTTCTTCTGAAAGGCGCTGATATTATCGTAGTGGATCCGCAAATCGTTGGCCCCGGCGTCGCCACCCAGGCGGCCGGTCTGGTTTTGGAAGAACCGCGACTTCGGGATCTCTACGGCGGCCGACACGATGTCGATGAAGATGTTGATCATGTCCGGCAGACCTGCGATCGGCGTGCCCATCTTGTCCAGCTCCTCGTCCGCGCCGTAGAGGGCGATGTTGTTCGTGGCCATCTCGGCGGCCATGATGCCGATGCGCTTGAGAAGCATCGACTCGCCGTCGTCGTTTGAGAGTAACTGCGAGAGATTGGCGATCTTGAGCTTCTTGGTGATGAAGTCCTCGAGGATCGATGCACCGGACTGGTTCGCCACCCCGAACTGACGCACGGCCTCGAAGATATTCTCGATCACCGACGCCCCGTAGGTGAAGTTGCGGATGCGCTCAAGCGGTGGCAGGTAGTTGCCGTCGAACCGGATCACCCGGGTCTCGTGGACGAGTTTGACGTCGGAGCCGTGAACAAACGGGCGATTGACCAGGTAGGTCTCGATCTCGCCGAAGTTCGGGTCCAGGGGATCAACGTAGAACGTCTGCGGGTAGGCCAGGAAGCGGTCGACGTTGGCGATGAACATGATCGGCTTCTTGATTACGGTCAGTGGTTCCTCAGGCGCTCCTCCGTCGAACACACCCAGGATCATCACATTGCCGCCGTACAGCCGACCCAGCATGATCGCCTCTTCAAACTTGCCCCGAGCATCTATGCGCTCGAGCTCGTCCTCGGCCACCTGGATCCGCTTCGGGTCGTCGTGGCGGAGGATGATCCACTCGCGGGTGGCGTCCTTTGCCGGGATCTCGACCGCGCGCCGGGTCACCCACTCGTAACGGTACATGGCCTCGAGAACGAAGCGATCAATCGTGAAGTCCCGAAAGAACGTCGTCCTGGCGATCGGATCTGTGATAGATCCGAACTTATTGGTCTGGTTGATCCACCTGTCGAGGCGGGCCTTCTTAGCATCTGCTGCAGGTACAATCTTGAGTTTTGTCATCGTCTCATCGGTCCTCTCGCGGCCATCACCTCGGTCGTACTCGGCGGTTTCTCGGTCAGGGCCTTGAATGCCCCGGAACCTACGTCGATGGTGTCGTCGTGGACGCCCTCGGTCACGAAGGCGTCGTGTTCGTCGAAGAACGCCGCGTTCCAGCGGCCTCGTACGATCTTGATGTTACCTGCTTCGGCGTACGCCTGGTAGGGCTCCGCTCTCGTAAGTTTAGACCCTGTGACCTTGTCCGCCTTTACCATGTATCCGAGCAGCACGTTCTTGCGGTAGTGGTGGATGACGAACTTGCCCGATGACCCCGGCTCCTGCTCCAACCACACGATCACCCGCTTACCGTCGTCCTTGGCCTTCTCGGCGACCAGCCTCTCCACATGCCCGGACGACACGCGCACGCGCTGCATGTCGACGAAGTATATCGTCTTGTGGAGGTCCATCACGGCTAACAGCCCGCAGGTCCAGTCCGGATCGTTCATCAGGTGCTCGGCCATCTTGGTCTTGGAGCGGGTCCGCTTGGCCTCGGTGCCGGCGAAGTCCCAGTAGCGTACGGCCTTGATCCAGTTCCTGGGGTAGTCATCCACGACCTCGAAGTCCGTGCGCTGGAACAAGTTCCCGCCGGTGGCCCGGATCTTCCAGTTGCCGTGCAGCAGACGCTCCCGTGTCACCCGGTCCTGCGCGTAGAGGTTCGACTTGTAGGCGGGATCCTTCCGGATGAGTGCTGGGTTGTCGTCGAGCTTCCCCTCAATGAACGTGACGGACTTCGGTTCGATGTCGCCTGGGTACTTGTTGGCCCTCATCCAATCCATGGCCTGAGACCGGGAGTCGAACCAGTGAATCTCCTCATCGATCTTGATCATCCACCGGATGACTCCGGATCGCTCCGGGATCGCGTAGCCGGTCTCCGGATCCCACCACCAGGATATGAACTCGGCCACCCAGGAGTCTGCGTCCGGGTTGCAGGTGGCCCGGACGTAGGGACGCACGCCGCAGGTGGAGCGGTTGCGCGTCAGCATGTAGAAGAACTGCTTCCGCGAGAACTGGGTCAGCTCGTCGTAGCCCAGCATGCAGATCTGGGCGCTATGCCAGTCGAAGACGGTGTCTTCTAACAGCAGGTGAGCAAACCCGATGCTTGAGCCGGCTGGGAAAGTGAAGTCGAGGTGCGGCTCACCACGGTGATGGGAGCCTAGCAGGGGGTACATACCTATCGCCTCGTCCCAGATGCCGCCCTCGTTGGTGATCTGAGTCATCTTGCGTCGGAAGATGACGGCGCCGAACCCCTTCACGTTGATGTGGCGCAGGGGTTCAAGCAGGAGGCCTACGCTCTTTCCCGAGCCCGCGTGCCCGCCGTAGATGACGATGTCAGCCGGGCACGCCAGGAACGCCTCCTGTGGCCCCGGCTGCGGCCTCAACTCGATGGTCTCGATGATTTCGGCCGGCGCTGCCATAGGGTGATTATACGCTGTCAGCAGAGGTCGCTGTATTCCTCCGCTAGTCTCGTTTGTTGTCGGGCAGGTAGATCATGACCTGCACCGGTTTCCCGTCCGCGCCCGTGATCTCGTGGCGCTCCCTCCGTCGCCATCGGTCCGAGCAGCGGCGCTCGAGGAACGTCATCGCAGCCTGCCAGTTTTTGCCGAAGGCACTCTTAACCGTCAATACCGCGGCGATCTCGGCCCCCGCCTCCGCCTTTTTAATGGCCTCTAGGAACTCTAAATAGATGAGTTCGGTCTTCTTGGGCTTCTCGGTTTTACCGGTCTCGGTCTCGATCTTTACGAGCCGCAGGAGCTCCTCCTCCCCGCGCTTGAGCCATGAGTAGAACGTGCTCTCGGGCAGTCCGACGTAGGCACACGCGGTGGTGTAGTAGTTCCCGACCGCGATAACGGTCACGAGGTCCTGCTGGAGCTCGGGGGTAAGGGTGGTCAGCCGGCCGGTGCGTTGTCTGGGGGGTTCCAGATTCTTTTCTGCGATCTTCAACCAGCCCGGTGCCCTCCTCCTGATCTTGCGTCCGGTCTTCTTGCTGATCTTTGGTTTTGTCCTTCGTCTCTTGATGGTCATGTTAGGTCTCCTTCGAAGGCAGAATACCAAACTTCATGGCTTTTTCACGCTCCAGCGACGGCCCTACGTACAGGAACCCCATCGTGAGTCGATTGCTCGAAGCATTGTTTTTAGTGAATGAAGGTATTGTTGAGGACTTACTTGGAGAAAGTACGCGCGATGATTTGCGTATGATTTTCCACAGATGCGATCTAGCTCGATGACTGATCATCGCTGGGTGAGACGTGGTGGATATAAATCGTCGTCCTGTCGCCGCATAGAGCGCCGCGACGTACTCACTCAACGCATTACCGACTCCGACTCCCTGAAAATCAGGCAATGTGACGGTGCGGTGTTCCCGCCATGCTGGTTTTTTATTCGGGAATGACATGACAGCTGAAAAAGCGGCAGGTTCGCCGTCGATCGTAACCAGAAAACACCGGGCAGATATTGCAAGACTGGTATTCAGATAGTGATGTCGTCGAAAAACTCTCCATATGGCTTTATCAACTCGTTGAATGTGAAGCCTAATTTTTGGCCTTCCTCGAAGACGCCTCCATTTTAATGCGTGAACTCCGGTGTCATAGACCCAATCCGGATCAAGCCATCGAGTGACATCGTGGTGACAAGTGACCGCGATTAGCTTCTTTTTCCCACGACGAATCGCCTTCGCCACTGCCGCGCTGCTTATCTTCGCCACGGTACGATCCACGACGCTTGTAAACTCATCTATGACGATGAGATCACCCGACTCACACATGGCGCGGGCGATAGTCGCGCGGAATTTTTCGCCGTTGCTTAATACCGAAAATGGTCGCAACCAGTTCGGAGGACTACCAAAGCCGACGCTTGACAACGCCATCACTATTTCCTTGATGCCGAGATTTGGCTGAAAAGCATCGATTATCGATTTGTTTGGCGGCCAATCAAACTCACTGATTAAATCATCGCCAAATAGTTCACGCGCGATCGATGATTTCCCGCTGCCTGATGGCCCGACAATAAGACCTATGTTCCAGGGTTTTTCGTCCAGCGGAAGATCAACATCATAATTTTCCTCACTTGTTTTTTCCTTTTTCAAATCGAAAATACCGCGCAGTTGCGCGACTCGTGAGCTCTCTATGATCTTGATTTTATTTACGATATGAGCGCGTGGCATTCGATCCCTTCCTTGTTTAGCTTATCCAAGCGTTGCCAACATCTGGTTCTCTTCCCCAACACTTAGATCCACGTATATGACTGGGATCTTGTCCTCGCCGCGCTCGATCGCGAGGGCCACGCGGAGGTGGCCGTCGATGATCAGGCCGGTGGTGCGGTTGACGATGATCTGCTGGACCCAGCCAACCTTGTCGAGCACAGTCGTCAGAGCCTCGCGCTGGTACTTTGGATGAACCCGCCAGTTTCGAGGATTAGCAACCAGCTTCTCGGGGTCCACCTGGCGGGTGCTGACGATCCGGTTCCGCCAGCCTTTTTTGCTCTTCTTCGGTCTCTTAGCCACCATCACCCACCCCAGCGGCCCGCTTCTCGCGCTGAGTCGGCACGTACCCCAGCGGCAGGCCGCAGGTTGGGCAGAAATTGAACGTCTGCGTCGGTCGCAGTACGCTGCTCTGGAGGACGATGATGACGGGTCCGGAGCCACCGGACACGTGAGCGTAGCCGACGATGTGGTTGCACATGATCATGTTTTGGTCTCCTGGTCCTGATCGTTGTCCGAGAACTTGGCCAGCACTTCGACCGGCATGTTCGCTGACAGGTCGACGTAGGTGGCCAGCACCTTCTCCTCGCCGTGATTCTCGGTCTTCGGGTTGACGTTGGTCATGTACATCATTGTTCTGCTGATCTCTAGATTCATGGTTTGTTCTCCTCGGTCGTTGGTTGATGGTTGATGGTTCAGGTACATCGTACCGGTATCATGTCCTTGTTACTGTTGGTGTCGGCTGGGACGGATTACACGTTCAAAGTTACCCGGCTGCGCTTTGACCCTTCCGCCGTGGCTGTAGAACCGGGGGACCGCGGTGGTGGGCATCAGACCCATTGCATACCTACCGACGGGGTATTCGGAGTACAGCCGCCCCCTCAAGATTTATTCCCCTGCTGTTTGTATGGCTTTTTAGGTCCCGTCACTCGTCGCTGTTTTAGCGCGTTTTTTGATAGGCATGTCACCTTCACCCCGTCGCTGCTCCATGTGGCGTCGATCAACGTGGATGTCGCGCAGAGCTTGGTCTTGAGGAGCATCTTTGCGATTTTTATGTCGCGGTCGATATCGCCCCTCTCCGTGGCCGCCATCCACGTCAGTGTAATTGACATGGCCCATAAGATCCCGATCAGCGCGTTGCGGATATGTCTCTCGTTCATTATTTACTCCTGTTTGGTTAAAATCAGCATTTTCTCTGCCTTATCGAGTAGCCTGGATCCGTCTGGCAAGAGCATGTGAGGCATGAAAACAGCATCGAATGTCATCAGGCCAGCCTCAACGGCCGTGACTTGCGCCTTGATCCAATCGCGCAGGATGGAGCAGACGGCAATTTTACCCTGCGCCAACGCCTTTTCTGACCACTCCTCCTTGTTAAATTTCCGCTGGTGGTTCCAGGGGTTTTCTTTGAGAAAGGCGGCTGCATATCCTCGCCAGGAAACCCGGAGGTCGACCATCCGATCCCTCCATTTGAAGTGCAGACGAATCTCTCCTAACTCAATATCCTGCATGTGTCCGAATTGTGCACAGCCGAATTTCATGAGAATTTTTTCGACCTCTAACAACGCTTTATCGCCGCTGGTTGCTGACTGGTAAGGTATAGTCACTGTTATGCCCCCACGCTGGACCGTCTCGCGGCGGTCGCCAGGAGCTGTTCTCGCTGCCATAAGAGCCTACCGTATTCGGCGATCAGCAGGGCCTCGGCCCGGTTGTGGTGCCTCTTGGCGTCGAGGTTTATGGTCGGCCACATCTGCCTCGCGACCGTGATCGAGTAGTCCTTGTCCTTGGTCAGGCCGAACCCGCGCTTCCATTCGCCGGGCCTGACCGTCGTCACGTCGATCCCGATCATCTCGAGCATGGCCAGCAGACCCCCGTAGGTCTGGAACAGCGAGCACGTACCCATCATGTTCCCCCCCGGCACCGAGAACGGCGCCTCGATGCAGGCACGCCACTCGTGGTTCAGGTAATTCACGAGCCGGTCCGTCAGTTGGTCGACCGTGGGCCTGACATCGAACTCCCTCTTGATGGTGGTGCTCGTGAGAGTCCTACGGCGGGTGATGACATCTATCACCGCGATCGCGCGGCTGTCCTGGTCGATGACGCCGACCGCGCCGGTCAGTCCAGGGTCCACCCCAATGAAGATGGTCAGGTCAGTGGGCATATCTAAGATCCTGTACGAGAGCGCGGACCCTCTGGACCCACCTCAGCCTGTAGTCGCTGTCGGGCGATATCTGCCCATTTGCGATGAGCTGCATCATCAGTTGCTGCACGGTGGTGGCCTGGCCGTCGTTGATGCCGTTGAACTGGACCCTGCTATCGATGGGGCACAGAAATCTGATGCTCTCTAATGGTTCTTGACACGAGAGGATGGGCGTCATCGGGTCCACCGCCTGGACTACGATCTCATACTCGGCGTGCGGGTAGTCCTTCTTGACCGGCTCGGCACCGTCGACGTTCCGCAGGTGGACGAGCGAGCATACCCACTGTGTCCACATCGTGTGGAACTGGTTGGAGAGGATCAGGTAGACGCGCAGCAATGCGGGCCGTATCTCACCGTGCATCTTAAGTTCGTATATATGGGCCGCGAGATCGTGGCCGGGGTCGGCCTGGAGTTCAGGCTCGCCGAACGCGCTGAGGTTGAGCGGACGCGCCGTCATGGCCTGCCTCGTGAGTTCGGAGGCAGCCCAGGCTGATAAGAAGTTCAGGGACAGGATGGCCAGCCCGTTGATCGGTGCGAAGCTTGGGTTTAACCCGAGCACATCGCGGATCTCTGTGCTGAGATCGGTGAACCGGAGGATGTATAAGATCTCCTTGTGGGTGACGCGGCCAGTGTATTCCCCGGTCTTCGGGTTCCACTCCCTGAGTTTAAGCACGTCCCCGGTTTTGTAGCCGCGATCGTCCCTGCGTATCTCGATCGACTTTCGGCCGCTATCGATATCGTCGTAGAACTCGGGCCAGGTCTTGAGGTCGTGCACCGTGATGGTCATGTGGTTCTCCTCACCCTTATCGGGCGGTTAATGCCCGCGTGTTCCCAGATGCTGTATCCGATCAGCCGGCAGACCTCGTCGAGGTGGTGTACCTGCTGTCCGAACCTCAGCTCCCAGGTCTCCACGCCCATCCCTGAGTCGATGCCCAGGTTGCCGGTGTGCATCAGGGCGTCTAGCGGAATCACGAGCCAGTCGTTGGCCTTCATGCTCATCCCATGCAGGCCGACTATGTCGGTCATCGATCCGCCTTTCGCGTGATGTAGTTGCGGTTCAGGCCGACCAGTGATCAGACACCTCAGCTGCCCGACGCGGTTCCAATGTCTACGGATCTCAGCCGTCGGCATCAGGCCCGCTCCCCATGGATCTTTTCCAGCGCCGAATCCTCACCCCTGGTCAGCTGCCGCGGTTTGTCGCCGAACTTCTGGGTGATGGAGTCGATGAACCGCTGCTCCCAAGGTGTCAGGCGATAATTGATCTCCAACAGCCGGCTGAACAGATGCAGTTGCCTGGCCCGTTTGGGGTCCTTCTCCGCGTCGTAGTTCCTGAACTGGTCGGCCTTTGGGCAGGTAGCCCAGTGAGGGGTGCCGTCCGGTTCCACTAGCATGTTCTTGCCGGCTGGGGTCTTTATCCAGTACGTCATAGCCTGGCAACCCCGACAACGGCTGGGATCGGTCCCCTCTGGTATGTCGTACCTGACAGTATTACCCATTTTTTTTAGGGCCTATTTGTCTTAAGACCGGCCTAGCCATAACTATTTTTTGGGCCTTGTGGATGGCACATTGGAATTCGGAAAGATCGCTATCGTGGATCACTTCCAGGATAACAAAAGAATTCCACGCGTCTATGAGGTTATCTATGACACACATCTCCTGGTCGGATAACACAGTCTTCCTGCTCACCCCGCCCCCCTCTCGGCCTTTCTGATAGCCGCCTGGGCCTGGTCGATGATGCGGTCCATCTCGGCGAGCGCCTCGCGGTCTAGATCCTCTGAGATGTCGCCCTCGTGGTCTGAGCAAGTGGTGCGGAATATGTCACGCTCGTCGATTATGAACGCCACGGTCTTCTTCAGCGTCTCGACTAGGTTCTCCGTGCTGTCTGTCACCCCCACCCTCCGCCAGAAGTGAGATAGCACCTGCTGGCGGATGTTGCGCTGCTGCTGTGGTGTCGGCTCGTGGACTCCCTCGACGCACGGTTCAATGCGCACCAACGCGCGGCCGCTGCCGCCGTGCCAGAACATGCCGTACAACGATCTCGTCTCCTCGCGGATATAGGTCCAGATGGTGCCGTCCGGCGTCGGGTGGGTCACCTCGCGTTTCTCCCCCTCTGTGATCTATTCCGCTCCCATTCGTGGAACGGGTCCAGGATCAGGTTCTGGTAGGCGGCGGCCGTGTGGTCTTTGTGGTCGATCTCCCGCCTGGACTTGATCTTGAGCGTGTGCAGGACGTGCTCCCGGGCCATCGTCTCCTTGGTCCTCTGATCCCACTTGGCGTGCATCTTTCCGATCGTGAAGAGGTATCGGTGATAATCGATACTCTTGCACATGATTCCGCAGTCGATCGATAGCCGGCCCCCTTTGTTGGCGTCCTGTAGCTCGTTCTCCAGCTTCTTCTTCAGGATCTGATTGATCGGTTCCTCGTCGTCGGCCAGTTCTACCAGGACAAGGTGAAACCGGGTGCCTTTTCCGAAGGTTTTAAGCGGATGTCCGCCGGCGTCGGCCTCGGTGATCTGGAGCGTCATCGTGTAGCCGCGCGTGTCCGACCACTTGGCGTCCACCAGGATCGCTTGGTCGCTCAGGGCAACCAAGTCCTCCGGGGTAGCGATATCGGCCTCAGCGTCCGCCTGCGGGGCGATCTCACCTGCGGAGCCGTTACCGGCCGTCTTCATCGTCTTCGCCGTGCCTTGGGCCGCCTGGGCGGATTCCTGTGTCTTCTCGATCATGTTTCCCCTCCTGGTACTCAGGCGCCAGATTGCTGACCCGCATCCGTTCCGGTTCCCACGTGGCGCTGATGTAGCCGGTCCGGCCGTGCCGGTTCTTCTCGACGTTGATCTCGATGACGCCCCGGAACTTGGTGTGCTCGTGGTAGACCTCGTCGCGGTACAGCATCATCACGTTGTCGGCCTCCTGCTCGATCGCGCCGCTGTCGCGCAGGTCCGACATGTGCGGCCGCTTATCAGCCCGCTTCTCCACCTCCCGGTTGACCTGGGCGAGGGCCACCACGGAAATGTCGAGTTCCTTGGCGAGCTCCTTCAGGCCGCGCGCGATCTCCTCGATCTGCTCATGCCGTTTCAGTTGGTTGGGTCCGCGCATCCGCTGGATGTAGTCGAGGTAGATCCCTCGGATGCCGTGTTCACGCTTCCACCTCCTGGTCTGTCGGACGATGTCGATCAGCGTCGGGGATGATTTGTCGTTGACCCTGATCACGCTGTCTTTGAGGTGGTCGAACGTCTTGGTCACCGCCGACCAATCCTCCTGCGTCATCGCCGCCCGCCGCATGTTCGTCGTACTCGCCCCGCCAGAGATCGCGATGATCCTCTGGCCCACCTGGACCTTCGGCTGCTCGGCCGAGAACACACCGACGGCCTTGCCGGCGTTGAGCGCCATGTTCAGCATGAGGGCGGTCTTCCCGATGGCCGGTCTGGCGCCGATGACGTAGAGGTCCGCCGGCTGGAAGCCGCCCAGGAACTCGTCCAAATCCACCAGGCCGGTCGACAGGCCAACGAGTCCTGGGTGCTTCTCAAGCCAGTCGAGCCGGTCCGCCGCCGCGCCGATCGTGTCCTGGACGCTGCACTCGTAGTGACGAGCACCCTCCACCAGGTGCATGAGGTCGGCGATGATGTGGTCGATGCCCGCGGACCCGTCCTCCTTGATCGTCTCGATCCCATCGTGAAGGATCCCGAGGGCCCGCCGGCGCCTTGAGTCGTTTCTGACGAGCTCCGCGTAGACGTGGACGTTCGCGGCGGACGGTGTGTTCAGCGCCAGTTCGGCGACATACGCGAGGTCTGTGTGTTCCACCCCCTGGTTGCGCTCCAGCCACTCCGTCACGGTGACGACGTCGGCGACGCCTCCCGCACTGACAAGCGCCTGGATGGCCCGGTAGATGCGTTGGTGAGCGGGATGGTGGAAGTCCTCGGCGACGGTGTCCACGTCGTGGATCCGGCTATTGTCGAGCAGCAGCCCGCCCAACGTCGACTGTTCCGCCTCGTGGATCACGTGAGCGGCCTCCTCGGCCGAGTGTCGGTCTCCGGCGAGTAGGGCTTCTCCCTCTTCTGCGGCGGGTGGTCCGCGTAGTTCATGAACTTCTCTATTTGCCCAGCGTCACGCAGGATCAGGGCTATATCGTCGTACCGCTGGAGCCTGTCGTTGTCGCCCATGTGGAACGGGGATAGTGAACAGCCCTGGAACGCCTTCTTGAGGTCAGCGACCGGATGGGCCTTCAGCGCCTGTTTGATCTTCGTCCTGCGCTTGCCATCTAGTACGGCCTTCGGGTGTTCCAAGATGGTCTTCCAGTTGTTAAAAACGGTATTCACTGGATCATGGTCGGGGGAACCCGACATGTCTCTTGTGTCTTGTTCAGTGTGTCTTGTTCTAGTTAGTGGGGGACTTAACGTCGTTGAGTCCGTGGCTATCTCACGTTTAGTCTGTGATGATTCAGACAATAAACCACGTTTAGTCTGTAGGTGGTCCTCGATGGTGTAGTGGTTGACCGTTTTGGTCTTGGTCTTACTGATTAATTTCTCATCGATGAGCCTGTCGATCGACTTGATGACGGTCGGCTCGGAGATCCCCGTATCATCGCACACCACGGAGAGCTTCGGGTAGCAACGGTCCTTGTTGCCGGCTCGGTATACGAGGTAGCTGTAGACTGTCGTGGCGTAGGGTCCGATCCGGGCGGCCGTGCCGGAGTCGAATATCTTGTTCTCGATCATGAAGAACCCGAGACGACGATTATCGACAAGAGTCTGGGTTCGTGGTATTTTTACGGCCATGGTGCTCCTCATTGTGGTGGTGCATCATATCCTGTTGAAGGGACCACCCATTCTCCCTGGGCGGTGAAAAACCAGAAAGGCCGGCGGCTCCTTTGCCCCGGCCTTTTTTTATGCCTGTTCAACCTCCCTGATGAGCTCAGCCGGATCAATATCCAGGCGGTAGAGCTTGCCGATCACCTGGGCCGTGATCTCTCCTTCACTGATCTGCTTGTACCAGGTAGGCCTGGAGATGCCGGTCCTGGCCTCCGCATCGGAGATAGTGCCGAATAGCCGGACGATGTTCGCCCGGATCGTCTCACCGTCGGCGATGAGCCGGTTAGATGCTGTAACCTGTTGATTGTCGTTCATAAAAATAGCTGTAATATCGCTTTACATCTGAGAGGTTGTCAGATATATTTACATACCTCAGAGATGATTGCAATCAAAAAAGGACGGAGCCGTGGCAAGAACCAACACCCAACACCCAACACACCATCATCATCCTAGTCCGCATGTAAGCGGACCCGCTCAGACAACCCACACCTCCGGGGTGAATTGGGGGAACCAAAGGAGAAACCAATGAAAGTAGACGAATTAACAATTGGAGAAGCCAAAAAACTGGCGGCACTGTTTTCCTCGTCTGAGGATACCCATCCTTTCGAGATCGGCGCGAATTATCTAATCCGTACCGTGACGATGATCGATACGGGCTGTGTCGTGGCCGTAACGCCCCAAGAGATAGTTTTGGAAGAGGCGGCATGGATTGCGGATACAGGACGGTTTGCTGACGCAATAAAAAAAGCCAGCTTCAATGAGGTCGAGCCATTCCCTGACGGGAAAGTTATCATCGGGCGCGGCGCAATCATTGATGCGTGTAAGATTTCCACCCTTCCGAGATCGCAGAAGTGAATCAAGCCGTAGCCCGAACCGGGCTTGACTGGTCGCGGTTGTGGTCGCAGTGGCGGTCGGGGTCGCGGTCGGGGTCGCGGTCGTGGTCGGGGTCGCGGTCGCGGTCGGGG